GATAGTAAAATCTGTTACAAAATAATATTGATTATTTGCACCTGTTGAAAATCCTACATCACCACTGGCAGTGGCTGAAATAGTAATAGGATATTCAGCATATACAGGTTTCATACCATCTACTTCTAATCTTGCTCTTATAACATTATCAGGTGTTTTATCTATCCACAGCATCATTCTATCACCAGTAGCAATACTTCCAGATAATGAACCTGTAGCAACATAAGAACCTGAACCACTTACATATTCGTATATCTTCAAATCATCATGAATATCAATCCTAATATAATTAGAGGCATCAACATACCAGGTAATACTACCTCCATAAGTAGCTATTTTAGAATACATTTCGCATTTAAATGAGAATGAATTTACATCGTTCATTATCTCTATCATGTCATTATATGATTCATCAGCATATTGAAAACCTTTTTTACCTATTTTTTTATCAAAATATACTAAAGTATCTGTGTCATTACCTATCCATGGTGATTCATCATAATTATCTGAACCATCATTTACAATAAAAGGTGATGAAACACCTGACACTTGTCTAACCATATATAATTTATTACATATGATATATTCATTTTGAGCTGATGCTGTTGTCGCGGCATATATAGCAACAAATGTTATATCATCCCATCCACTAGGTGAACCATCAGTTCCAAAAGAACTTTTATCAATATTGTAAAAATTCCAACCAGTTGAATAACTGCAAAACTTATAATAACAATTAGAAGCATCTGTACCTACTCTTAATAGAATACTACTGAATTTAGTACTATCTGATATATAAAATACAAATACTATATTATCATCTGAACCTTCTGCAGCACCAGAAGAATATGTTGTACAATCTACACTAGTGATTGTATCTGTAATTTCAAGTGTTCCAGATGATGCATCTGAATCTAGCATCTTAACTCCTCCTATACCACAGATTACATCGGTATATATTACTGTTGATGCTGTTATTGTACCAGATGTACCAAAGTCACTATGATTCTCAAAATTATGTATTTCTCTAACATTGTTTTCAATACCATAATCTAACATATTATTGGCATTTATAGAGTTTGAATAATTTAATTCTTCCATTACTTTTGTTAATGTTATTTCATTTTTATTTAAATTTGTTTCGTCTAGTGCAGGAATAGTACCATTAACATATGTATTTTCTGTCCAATTTCTAAAGTTTGACAATTAAATCACATCCTTATCTTTTTCATCACCAATAACATCATAATTCCTTTTAATCTTTTGTTTTTCTATTTTTATTTTATTATTATCAAAGATCAAATTATATTTTCTACAACCTTTATGCGATAATCTATTTTTATTATCCGTCGTTTTCTTCAATATGATTGTTGCAGAACAAATATAATTATCTTCTTTCTCTGCACACGTATATTTGGTTATCCTTATTTCATTTCCTTCTTGGATAAAATCTAATATAATTTTAGCAAAATTAGCTTCTATATTAAATTTAAATTCTTTTGTCAATACGCCATCTATCCTATCTTTTTCACCTATCTTTGTAGTTGTTGATATTATATTCATGATTTTACTCCTTTTTATAGTTTTCTAGCTTTTATATACGAACCCTTATCAACTTGTATAATTGTTGTGCTAATATTATTTTGTGCCCATTGTAATTGTAGTTTACACCCACTATCACCAGTTTTAATTAAAATCTTTTCATAATACGGTAATTCACCTGAACCAATAGTCCCAATTGCAACGGATGTTGCAAGAGCATAATTATTCATATATAATGCTATATCTTGATATGATGTTGAATTTACATCTGTTGCGATAATAACTCTACCATCACTAAATAATTCATAATCCCCACTAGCAGACCAGGCGACTTTCATACCTGGTGTAGTATTCGAACAACTATATATTAAAACCAATTCAACTTCGAACAAACTATTAGAAGGTAATTTAATAATTAATTCATTGTCATTTTGTAAAGTTGTACTTAATATTAAAGCTTCATCATAATATTTGGTTACCATTATATTTGTTGATTTACTCCAATTAGATAATGGAATTGATGGATTACTACTGGCAACATAATCAGTAATAAAATAATATTGATTTGCATTATCATGTGTAATTCCTAAATCCCCGCCCAAAGTAGATGAAAAAGAACTAACAGCCTCAGCATATACTGGTTTCATACCATCTACTTCTAATCTTGCCCTTATAATATTATCTGCTGTCTTATCTATCCATAATTCCATCCTATCACCAGATTCAATATTCCCAGACAATGAGCCTACAGCAACATAAGAACCTGAACCGTTAATATATTCATAAATAGTTAAATCATTTTCAATAGATATTGAAATCCAATTATTATAATCTATATGCCATATTATAGTACCTCCATAATAATCTATCTTAGAATACATTTCGCATTTAAATGAAAAACAATTTACGTTACTCATTATTACTACTTTATCATACGAATATGGTCTTGCATTATGTAGCCCTTTCTTTCCAATCTTTTTATCAAAATATGTTACTATATATTCATTTCCTTCCAAATACATATTTGTATCATAATTACCTTCCCCATCATTTACTATTAAAGAACTTGGTATTGTAGTATCTGATATTCTTCTTATCAAATATAATTTATTTAATATAATATAATCTAATTGACTATTGTTTTTAGTCGATACATATATTCTTACGAATGTTATATCATCCCATCCACTAGGTGAACCGTCAGTTCCAAAATCACTTTTTTTAGCACTATAAAAATTCCATCCAGTAGATAATGATATATATTTATAGTAACAATTAGAATCATCATCACCTAAACGTAAAAGTAAAGTAGTAAATACTGTACTATCTGAAACATAAAAACATAATGTAATATAATCTGATGTACTTGCACTAGCGCCAGAAGGATAAGCAGTCAAATCAATAGATGTAATATTGTCGTATACACCAATACTAGATGCTGATGTTACATTACTTTGCATGGCAATACCACCGATTCCACAGATAACATCTGATGATTTTACTTGATCAAGTGACATGTCGCCATTAGTAGTAAAATCACTTATATTCTCAAAATTATGTATTTCTTTAACATTATTTTCAATTCCGTAATCCAATGCTTGTTTTAATGATGTATTGTTGTATGAGTTTAATTCTCCCATTATACTAGTTAATGCTGTTTCATTTTTATTTAAATTAATAGTAGTAAGATGAGGTGCAGAATTATTCACATATGTTACTGGTGTCCAATTTGCATAATTAGACAATATAATCACTTCCTTCTCATTTTATCTTTAAGTTTGTATTTTTAGCAGGAATCCTTGATTCTTGAACTATAATATCTTTACCATCGACTACTTTTGGTTTAAGTTCAGTATCTATTTTTTTTACGTATCCTGGTACATATTCATGTATATCTAAAACACAAATGCAATTATAACAATCTTTTGTAACTTTCTCTTTTAAGATTGATTTTTTTTGTGTATCAGGGTCAATAACTTGTACATCTGTTGATACTTCAATATTCTGTCTTTTAAAAACTAGTTTTTTTATTGTTATATCAAGACCATTTTTAACTTCATCCATTAAAGACTTCATAAAATTAACCTGTGCATTTAATTTAAAATCTTCTTTCAAATTACCATTTGCCTTTACATCTTCTGTTACTTCTATATTTGAGCTTAATGTTTTCATATTACATTACCTCCTTTTTAACTTAATGTTATTACATATTCTATAAGCAATTCTTCACTTCCTGACTTAGTATATGACCATAGTACATGTGATAATAAATACCCTGTATCAACTGTTCCACTAGCGGTAGAACCACCAAATATACCAACTTCTTCAATACTACCTACATAATCTGTGGTTGTTATATAAAATGATGCATTAACTGTAGTAGTTGATGCGTTGTCTATAGCTACATATGGCATCCTGAATACTTCTGCACCAAGTACAGAATCAGTAGCCGTAACTGCTGTATTATCTGTACCTATAGCACAGTATTTAATTTCATAATATAAACTTAATGAATACCCTAAAAATGCTCTAGCTATTCTATAATGTACATCAGTCATAACAAGATTATGTTTTTCATCAATCTGTTTCTTCTTCCCGTTTTTTATAGAATAAAAATTATATACACCATCTATTTTACATGTTTCAATAGATTTGGGTTTTATTATTCTCTGATGTTTCTTAAGTAATCTTCTTTTTATAATATACAAATTAATCCCCCTAATCATTTACAGTATCAGTATCGGTTATAGTACTTGGATATAAATCTACTGCAGGATATAAGTCCGTTGCAGGTGTAAGTGGAGTTATTTCATAAAATGTATATTCACCCGCCTGTGATATTGTTTCATATACATCATGTACATATACTACTATTTCATCAGTATCTACACTTATTTTTGTCGCTTCAATTATATTCTTAAAAAAATCTTCCCACCCACCAGTGTTAGGACTATCTAAAATTTCATAATCATACGTTATTGCATTAACACTTCTAGGGGTCCATGTACAACTTTTTATTAAAAAGTATTCATATACAGTTCTCAAATCACTCATATTTACTAATACTTGCTCACCTGGTTCATATGTTTTACTATACATTCTATAAGTAAATGTATCTGCCGTATTGGCGTATTTCTCAAGAAGATTATTACCATAAAGTAAAGCATCCGTCAAATTTTCTATTTTACTATTGTATTCATAAGCATCATAATAACCTCTCGTTGCTATTTCATTTGTATCATGTGCAACAATGATTAATGGTATAAGACCATAATATGTAACCCTTATTTGGTCTGTTGCTGTTAACACTGATTCATTCTCGTCATGTGTTAATTGAGAACTTCCATAACTCCACCACCATTGTTTACTTTCTCCTTCATCCAGTCCCCTGACACCGACATCTTGTACTACCCATCCACTACCTGTATTAACTTCTATCAAAGGTTCTAAACCAATTTTATATTTAACAAAAAATTCTCTGCTACTAGAATCAGGTGGTGGAGTAGGTTTTTTTTGTGACTGCACTACAGATAATCTACCTGGGCCTTTTACGTATTGTCTGTTTCTATAATTTTCCATTGTTCTTTTTCTTCTAAAATTATTTATAATACTTGTCAATGATGAATCAACAATAGGAGTACTTGATATAGAATATCCTATAATTTGAAAAGATAACTGTTTATTCTTATTTACATTCCAAATATAGTTACCAAAACTTTTTAAATGATTTAAAGCAGAATTACCATATACATATGAAAAAGGTACTTTATTTATAATAGTTGTAGGTGTTATTGTACCTGCTGTAATACCATAACTTGCGAAGAAATTATCTATTAAATATGTTACCATTTCAGTTATAGTATAATTACTAAATCCTTTTACAATTAAAATTCTTTCCACTAATTCATTATAATCTGTAGCAACAACATTATATTCTAATCTTCCTACACCTGGTGAATAATCATCTAAATCCTTTATATATCCTCCCCATAAGAAAATAGTATCTTCATAGAATGTAACTTCTGTACCAGCGTCAATTGTTGCACCATTTAAATCTTTAATGTTGAATGAAAAAGTTGATTTAGTACCAACACTTTCATTAACAGACCATGTATTTTGTTCAATTTGTACTTCTGTACCTGTATCTTTATTTCCACCAAGATATACATGTCTTATACCCATTATTTAACCTCCTTTGTGAGTTAGAACACCTAAATCATTCAATTCTTTTATTAATTGTTTTCCAACTGCTTTACCATTAGTCATAGAATCAGCATAAACATTTAATACAATAGCATTACTTGATGATACATTACCTGTTGTAGCTGTTGCTATACCAGGTATACCTTTGCTAATCCCATTTGCCATACCTGATAAACCTGCTGATATATTACTAGATGCCATATTAGCGGCATTAGCAAGTTTTTTCTTATATTCTTTAAAACCATTTAGCATCATATTCATTAAATTAGGAATCCATTTATCACTATCTTTACCTGCACCCTCTTTAGTTGGAGAAGTCCATCCCAAATAATTTTTAACAGTAGAAGATATTGAACTTACAGTATTTTTAACAGATTGTATTTTACTCTTTATTCCATTTATAAGACTTTGTATCAAGTTTTTACCTGCATTATATAGACTAAAATTTAAAATACTTTTAGCACTAGTTTTTAAACCTGTGAAAACTGTTTTGATTGAATTTACTTTATCATTTATTATAGTTCTCATTGATGTAACTTTACTTTTTATAGTATTATAAATGCTTGAAAAAATGTTACTAGCAGTACTTTTAACACTATTGAATTTATCTCTAACACCAGAATAAATGCTACTAACAATACTTACCACTGTATTTTTCATACTGCTAAATTTACTTGTTATCCCTGAATAAATGCTACTAGCAATACTTACTACTGTATTTTTCATACTGTTAAATTTATTTTTTACAGAATCATATACATTGCTGACTACATTCACTAATGCTTGAGGTAATTTCTTAAACCAATTGATTATACCATTTACCATTTCAGGTATAATGGAATGACCTATTAATTTGTCGTATAAAAGTTTAAAGAAATCAATAACTCCTGTAACTATTCCAACTATAACATCTAATATTGCTAAACCTGCATTTTTAAGAGCTTCTATAATACTTTGCCACATTAGATTCCAATATTTATCCATTTTCTCTGTTTCACCTGTAAATATAGCACTAAAACCATATATAAGAAATCCAATAAAATTACTTAATGCTGTAAATACATTTAGTACAACTGCAACTACATTGTCAAAAGATGCTATTATACCTTTTAATGCACCTAACCTCAATCCTTCTAATACTGAATATACTACGCCTACTATTACCCCTAATGCTTTTAACAAAGGTTCAATTCCTGATAAAGATTGTTTAAAATCATCCCAGGCTTTTTTGATAGTTTTCATATCAAACCCTTTTAATCCATCTAGCACAATTTTTATAGCACCATCATATAAACCTTTCAGTATACTACCAAATGATATTATATTATCAATTATAGTTCCTAAATTATCTGCAAAAAATTTAATAATTTTAGAACCTTCTGTCATACTATTTATAAATAAGTTTATAAAGAACTTTGCTACTTTTTCTATTGTTGGTTCTAATGATTTTAAATAATTTTTTAAAACATTAAAAGCATCTAAAAATGGTTTCATATCCATTTTAACAAGAGCATTAATCATATCTTCAATCGCGGGTAATGCTTTAGATTCAAACATATCTTTAAAATAATTTAATGCATCTCCTGCTTTACTTTTTAATTTATTAAATGCAACCTCTGCTTTATCTGCTAAAAAACCTAATCCATTCCTTAATTTTAGAATGATTACATATGCTTTAAATAATAAATTTTGAAATTCTTTAGGTATTAAATTTTTTAATGATTCATAAATTGCATGTGTGTCGCCTGCTACAAATGCCTTAAAAAAATTAACTACTTTAGGAATCACCTTACCTAATGCATTATAAATAACATCAACACTTGCAGTTAATTTTTTAATACCTGTAAGTGCTAAAGGTAATACTTTTGATGCTAATATATCGTACAAAGGTTTGGTTACTTTACCCCAGAAAATTTCTCCATATTCTTTTATTTTTTGACTCTGACCTTTATATGTATTACTCAATGCATCCATTGTATCTTTAAATCTACCTGTACCACTAGTAGCTCTTTGTAATGCTTTCGTTACTTCATCCGATGATACTTTACCAGCTTTCATTCTTTCCTGTAGTTCACCAAGTGTCTCTCCTGTTTCTTCTGCTATAAATTTTAATGGATTAAATCCCTGATTTACCATTTGCCTTACTTCTTCTGCTTGAAGTTTACCTTTAGATATTACCTGACCATATGCTAAAGATAATCTATCAAATGCTGTAGCATTACCTATTGAAATATTACCTAACATTTCCATTGATTCTATTACATCTTCTTGTGCTACTCCATAACCTAGCAAAGTTTTACTTGCTTTAGCATAATGAGTAATTTGAAACGGTGTTTCTGCTGCTAATATTATCATTTGCTCAGTCAGTTTATTTGCTGTTTTTGTACTACCTACTAATGCCTCAATTGCTGCAGTTGTATATTCAAGATTTGTATTATAATCTAAACCTGTTTTTATACCATCTTTTATTATATTTACAAAATACATTATTGCATCGCCAGCAATATCCGCAATTTTTAAAGCCGCAAATACACCTGCCATTTTTTTTAAAGTGCTATTAAATATACTTGATGCAGAATTAGCAGTTCTTGAAGCATTTCCAAAATCTCTTGTAGACCTACCTGCATTATCAGTATATCTTATGATTCTTTGTAAAGCTGTTAACACTTGTCTATCACCATTTACTTCCATTCTTAATAATAAATCTCCAATTGTAGTAGTTGCCATTAATAAAACCTCCTTTCTATAAAATAAACCGATTTATAAAAAATAAATCGGTTACATTGATAATGTTCCTTGTTTGTCCAATATATCTTCTATTGGAACAGCACCATCAAGATTCAAACCTTTTCTTTCTGGTTTCATCCCATGAATAGCTTTTTGGAAATTTATATCTTCAAGTCTTCTTTTATTTATTTTATTTATAAATAATGCTATTTGACCTCTAGTAAGTTCCATACAATATTGAATTGACCAATTGTATTGATTCATCAATAAATCAAATACATCACCCCATCCTTGCGACTCATGAGTTTCTATAATGATTGAGCTGCTAGGGGAATCAAGTTTTTTAAGTACTCATAATTTAAAGAAATAGCTTTAGTTACTATATTTCCTACTTCCCTTTTTGTAGCATTAGATTTTATAATACTATCCATTGTAACTTCACCTTGTGTAGCAATAGTTGCTAATTCAACTAAACCATCCCTTAAAATCTTTTTCATTACTTTCTCCAATAATTCTCCAACATTTATTTTTTTAAATATTGAAAATAATGAATCTTCTTCATCAATTTCTGTTTTCAATATACCAGATAATTCTTTAACATATTTTAAAAAAGCATCTTCGAATTCATCACCTTTTAACCATGGTAATTCTTTTATAACTATTGTAGTATTTCCAAAATTACATGTTATACCTGTATTTTTAATAACTTCTTCTTCTTTTCTTTCCTTATATTGTTCATATACTTTCAGTTTATCTTCATTATTTATCTTTCCCATATTAATAAACCTCTCTTTCTATATTTACGCCGCTGTTGCAAAATCTACAATTACATCTGCTGCCATTGGCTCATTATCATCTAATGCTCTTACATTTTGACTAATTACCAATAGATATGTAGTACCTGATGATAAATCACCTGTTATAGTTACTGTTACATTAGTACCTGCATCACCTGTAAATGCAACAGTTGTCGCATGTTCCACTCCTGCTACTGTCATAAGTACAAAATTACCACCTATAAGTGATGATGGACATACATTTCTATTAAATACTATATCAATAGTACCTACATTAACAGCTACTCCCGATGCTGCATCTGCAGGGTCTGTTGAAGATACCACTAATGTAGGTGTACCACCTGTTACATCAGAAGTTTCATTTCTATAATAACCTAACTGTTGACCTACAGATTTTGTAACATCTGCAACAGCTTTAAATGTCAATTTATAAACTGTAACTCCATCTTTCTTATAAACTGCTTCAAGATTAGGGCTAATATTTACAATATATAATCTAATTACTACAAAACAATTGGCTTGGTTTCTTTTTCTTGCTTTATATTCTAAAACATAATCTGTTAATATATAATTTCCACCAAATTTAATTTCTGTATATGCCTTATGCGTTTCATCTGCTGTTTGAGTAGTAACTGATTGGTCAGTTGCACCAAGAGCATATTGTAATGTAATTGCAGTTGATTCAACAACCATCATTTCAAATGTACATTCTTCACCGGGTATATAATATCCTACTGGTGATAATACCTGGTCTACAGAAATTGGCTCAATTTCAGCACTATATGTTAATGTTGCACCATCTTGTGATGATTCAAATGATACAGGTGAGCTGTCAGGATTCAATGTTAATGTTCCTGCACCTATATGTATGTTTGACGGTGTCATAGTCATAAAATTCACTTCCTTTCATTAAGATAAGATATAATCAATAGTTGCTTCAACTAAACAACCTTGAGCATACCCAACAGTTTCTTGTCTATATAAATCAGTATTATCAGAACGCTCTACAACAGGATTATGTAAACTTGTATTCCAATTAGTTTCGCTTCTCATTATTCGCAATACTGAATCAGCATATCTAACCAAATGAATATGTAAATCACTTTTATCATTATCTAAAATCCAAGTTAAGACACGTATATACACACGTCTATTTTGATACCCATATTCATCTGTAATTTTTTCAGAAGTAGGACTCCATATTAATATTGATGGAAACGTTGTCAATATATCAGGATCATACTCACCTATGTTATATTCTGCAGGTATAGGAGAAGTAATACTACTACTTGCCTCTACTTTCAAGGTTGTAAGCATAGTAGATAAATTATTCTCTAACATAGTCTTAACATTATTTAATATATATTCACTATTCATAATTATAACCCTTTCAATATTTCATCTTTTACAATAGTCGCCCATTTCTCCCCTTGATATTTAGTAAATGTTACAGGTGGTCTAGCAGGTAAACCCCTATTAGTACCTTTTTGATGCCATATGAATTTAGGATCACTAGAACCTATTGTTATTGAATTTTTTGTAATCCTTTCAATATGATTCTTACCTTTTGTTGCTAATGAATTCCTTAAATCACCTGTCATTTGAAGTATTGGTTTACCTGGAAAATGAGCATTTTTCCAATCCCTATATTCTAGTGTTAACGGTTTCCAACCTGGTCTTGAACCATAATAACCTTGTCCTTTAAAAACTCTATCTTCTGTTTGTCTAAAATCATCGCCTATTTTTTTGAAAGCAGGTGTAAGGTCTTTTACTGTACCTGCTATCTTATTGATTCTTTTTGTTACTGTTCCTACACCATCTAAATTGATATTTATATAAATAGGCAATTAAACCACCTCTTCTTTTTTTACCATTGGTCAACACCCATGTTCCAAGTAGGATCAGGTGCTTCTTCACCTAATGTACTACTACCATGTGCAGTAAAAGAATATAATCTTCCTCCATCGACATTGTCCAGTAAAGTAGAATTAGGTAATAATATATCTTGTGTTAATAAAGCATCTAATTTTTCTTTTGCCTGGTCACACCATCTATTAACTATAGGTGATATTTCTCCACTTGATTGTAATACTAAAACATGGGCAATTTCACAGGCTACAATTCTACATGAAATATATTTAAGTATCTCAATATCATCTGAATCTGTTATTGGTACTGTGTATACTCTTTGTAATTTAGAATCTATTATCTTATCTGCTTCTGGAATAAAGTAACTAGTAACTTCACTTGATGTAACTTTCGAAGAAGCACCAAATGTAAACCATTTTAATAATTTTTGTACATCCTCTAATTCACAATAAGCCATATAAAATCACCTCTATTATGCTGATGCTACACTTGCTCCACTATCTAATGGAATATACCATAATTCAGCTTTTATCAATGCTCCACCTACTCCACCATCAGCTGCTGATAATAAGTCAATTCCACCTTCTGGTACTACAAACCCTTTAATTTCCATACCTGGTGCACCTCCACCAGAACCGCCTACCATAGCATCACCTGGTTTTCCAGTAATACTATAGATTGTTCCTGCTTCATCACCATTTACATCTAATACAGCACACATAGGTGCATCTGTACCAACTGTAGGATCTGTTACTATTTGAGTATTATTTGCTCCTGCATCAACTGCTGCAGTAGTTACTTCTAACTCAATATGTGTTACAAATACTCTACCACCTGATACAGTAAATAAAGTTTGTTGTGTACCATCTAAAATATCTGCTTCCGATTTAGTTACTTTAGTTCCTAAAAGAGTACCAACATCATCACTTGCCAATGAGAATGAAGAACCATTACCACCACCAGAAAATTTACCACCTGCTTCTAAATCATAACAATCTTTTACGATAACAATTGATGTACCTGCTGTATCAACTATATCATCGGAATAATCAGATTTACCATCAACATAAAATACACAATTATCTATAAGCCCTCTTAAACATTCTGTAGCTAATTCAATAACTGCTGAACCTGCTGTAGTACCTGATTGAGTCATGAATATACAATTTTGTATAATAAAATCATCTACACCAGATAATTGGAATACTGAATCATTTGCATCACCGCCAATATATCCTATATGTTTATAAGAATCTACTTTTAATCTATTTGCAGTTGTTGCAACTGTCCAAGCATCAAGAACTTCTTTATCAGTAGTATCTCTCGATTCACATGCAATCATAATACAATCTGCACCTGAGATAGTACCAAATGTTACAACACTATCAACAGCAGTTAAGAATAATAAGTTAACTAATGTTATATTCGCTGCTGAAATTGTCCAAGTTGAACCTGTATGGCCAAAACTAAATGTTGGCCTATTTGAACCTGTACCTAAACCAATAACTGTGATGCCTGCAGTATCAAATGTAGCTTTAACACCAGTAGTTGTATATGATTCTGTATGACCTTCTGCTACAAAAATCACATCACCTTGATTAGCACACTTATTTATAGCACCGTCTAATGTAGCCAAACATGTTGCCCATGATGTCCCACTTCTTGTATCTGCTGCACCTGTAGCACTTGAGTCTACAAAATAAGCACTGCCTTGATTAGCGTATATAGCTTGATTACCTATTACTGCTTTTTTATTTACTTTTAGATTGTTGGTAGTAACATTTCTAAAAATACCATTAAAATCATTAGCCATAATTTTTTTCACTCCTTTAAGGATAACTCAAGGTATTAAATACCCAGGATATCTTCAAATTTTATTTGAAGACCTCTATTTACAAAAATTGTAAATAGGAACACTTAATTTGAATCTAACACAAGTACATTGTGTTAGATTCGCGAAATCTTTGTATCTATTGATATCAGTGAGCGAAAGTCACTTTTATAAAAATAGTAATTTTTTTTATCGTCTTGAATCTAACATAATGTATCTATATAAACGTTATGTTAATTAAGTTATTGCACCTTCTATAACATAACCTAAATCACTTGCAGTAATTTTATGGTCAAAACTACTATATGCTTCTATAATATCACTATGAATATTTTCATCTCTCCATCTTCTTACCCCACCTATACCAACAGGCTCTCCACCAGGAGAATTACTATAATCCCATTTATAAGTGTAAGCTGCTGATACTTCCTCAAGACCTGGATTCTTATTAATATATCCAACCCAAACATCTTTTGACCATATTTTACTATAAGACGCGGTTTGACCTATTTGAGCAGTATTCTTACTTGCTTTACCAATATGAATATACTCTATATCAAACAATTTTTTTAAATCATCTAATGATAATATTCTGGTAGTATCATTTGATAATCTGCCTATCAATTGTGGATGATGTTTTAATTTTTTCCAAACATTTTTAGCTAATATAAAAGTATTACAAGATAATCCATTTCCTGATTCTACGGCATCAATAGCAGTTTCAAAATCAGTTATAGGGTCTGAGTTATCGTAATCATCCCATAATACACTAGGTGTTGTTGAATTATCCCAGTTTGTTGTTGTCATAAATAATGTTTCTAAAAGAACTTCATTTTTTAATGAAATTTTATTAGTTACAAATCTGGTTTTTGCAGATTCTATTCTTAATACTGCATCCGCATTTGCTCTGGTTTCATCTTCTAATCTTGTTGATTGTGCTATTTCCTTACATTCATAAGAATCTGTAGATAATCCGAATCCATCCCTATTTGAAGATGTTCCTGGTGCTCTATATTGTGCTGTATCTCTAAATTCATCCGCTTTTGAAAATACATAATAATGATCTGACCTAAAAGTCACAGGAATTACTGGTGCTATTTGATCACCAATAAATTCTCCATTTTTATATAAAATACTAACGTTTCCTAAAATTTGGTCATAATGTACCTGACTAGTAGTTGGTGTCATTTAAAATCTCCCCTTTCCTCTAATATTAACCTGCATACATGCAACCAGGTGTTAATAATACTCTAACAACATCATTTGCGTCTGTTGCTTCTTGAATAACTACTGCTGCTACATTGTCTTTATCAGTTGTAGTTGTAACTCCCTGACCATTTGCAGCACTTTCTAATCTTGCCATTAACGCACATGCAGCAGATACAGATAATCTTGAAATACCTAAAAGCATAACTTCTGCAATCGCGTATTGTACAGGATTATTCTGTAGTATACCAATTGGCATTGTACCAGCACCACAAAGGGTTACAGTATCTGCAGCACTAAGGTATACGAATCTATATTGACCAGTAGTAGAATAATCGGCTGCTGCTATAAAAGACCTACTTAATACAGTTTCCATTTATATTAACCCCTTTCTTTCCATATGGGAATTTTTAGCTAATTCTGGATTTTCTTTAGCTACTATTAGGATTGCTTCTGTATAATCTAGTTTTTGCTCTTTCATTACTTTAGCTGTTTCAGATTCAAAAAGTTTTACATAACTTTTATCATCTGAATTGTTATTTGAAGAACCATTCTCACCTAATTTGACTACTACTGGCAAAACTTTAATCATTTCTCTAGTTGCTGTAGGGTCTGCCATGAATTGTTTCTTAAATACTTCACTCATGGCAGGAGTCATTCTCCCCTCATTTAAAGCAGTCGTATAAACATTGGTCCAATCTGCTTCTGTAAATTTCAAATTAATATTTTTAATACTTTCATTTAATTTAACAATTTCCTGCTCTGCTGTTGATTTACTTCCTATTGCTTCATTTAATTTAGTAGTTAATGCTGCTTTATCAGTTTCTAAAGTCTTTTTTTCTTCTTCTAAAGTCTTTTTTTCTGCTTTTAAAGTTTCATTCTCTGCAGATATTTCAGATAATTTTTTAGAATCTTCAATCATTTTATTTACTACTGTTTCAATTTCAGCTTCTGTTGATGTTTCTGAAAGTTTTAATGCTTCTAAAAGCTTCTTATTCATTCCATTATCCCCTTTCTCATTATCACTTATACATGGAGAATATAATTCACCATTCAAATCTATTGGATTAACTGTCTCAGAAAGCATTAACGGAGACATATTTTTAATAAATGGTCTATTAGTTAATGCTCCACCAAATAGAACATTATTATAAGTTTTTCCTGATTCTGCATCTGTATATATAAATTTAAACTCAGGACTAAAATACCTGAAAGATTTACTTTTTACTTTTTCTTTACCAAAATCGGTCCATTCAATTTCTGCCAAAAGTGTAGAACCTTTTTTGATAAGTTTCTTCACCCAACATACAGCTTCTGATTTATGATTTGTTTCACCATGTTCTAAATCGAAACTTATATCAATTCCCCTAACATTATTTTCGAAATTTTTTATAATACAATCAATAGTATTTTCTGTAATTTCTAAATTTTCATAGATGGAATGTTTCCATTTACCTGTCCTCATTATTTCTATCTGATTAGGTAAATTTTCGGCTTCTGACAAACATATATAATAAAAGTTTTCTGATGCCTTAACCCATCCTTTTTCAGTCTTATGATATCCTGCTTTTTTTACTGCTGCCCATGCAACCTTGTTACATCTTTCTTCATCACCTTTATATTGCTTAAAGGCACTATTGAAGGCAGCCATCCATATATCTCTTGCATGAGAAGGTAAACCTTTAATTCTATCAGGTGCTTTATTATATGGCATTTACACACCTCCTAAATCAGTAATAGACCATGTATCACTTGTAATTAAACTCGTCCTTGATGCTTCTGCTGCACCTCCAGTTGTATAATATGAAGAACATCTAAAACTAACTCCACTTTGAACACTTAAAGCATCCCAAGCAATTAAGACAGCATCATAATTTGCAGTAGACCAACTTGTACAACCTGTCAACATTTCTTCCATCGTTGTTACATTAGAAATATCCCACGATGAAATATCTTGATTAAAATTCGAACAATCACTAAACATATAACTCATATTTGTAACTTTAGAAGTGTTAAAATTAGAAACGTCTTGATTAAAATTCGAACAATTGTAAAATAGTGCATACATATTTTCAACTTTAGAAGTATCAAAAGTATTAACAGGTTTATTAAAAGCAATACAACTATAAAACATACCTGCCATAGTAGTTACATTTGAAGTATTTAATGATGTTACATTACCATTGAATACTGTACAACCTCTAAACATATATGTCATATTAGTTACATTTGAAGTATCTGAGAATTTTATATCCCCATTTAAACTACTACATTCATAAAATAACCTATACATATCTGTAATATCAGAAGTATCTAATGAATCAGGCGTATCAATTTGTAAATTGGCACAACCATAAAAATTACTATTTACAGAACCTAATCTAAAATCTGCTCCCCATCTATCTATAGTTAATAACTTTAATTTGTCACCACTATTATTAAATTGCCATCCTTCACATTGACCTTTTATATTTACTTCATAAGTTCCTATAGATGAATACGTATGTGTGGTTTCTGCTTGATTCCAAGTAGTTATATAATCACTTGATCCATCTCCCCATTCAACTACACAATTATATGTCCCTGTATCTATAAAAGGTAATTTTATTTGGTCATTATTGCTAGAGCCTACAGAAATATTATCTGTCTTCCAAGTTTGTGTAGCATATTTATTTTTTGGCATCAATCGTATTTTTTTTGAACCATACATTTTATGCACCTACTGTCTCCAGATCAATATTAATTACATCTTCACTCCCTGGTGTCCACCCTGCATCAGTAACAAGTTGACCATAAATACTCGTACTTCCAGTAGCTAATTTCCTCTTTATATTAATATTTTCTAACCAATAAATTAAAGTTGTTCCTAAATCTACAGGAGTACTAAATTGAATACTACCTAAATATTTACCTCCATCAGCTAATAATAAAGTCCATGCTGAATTATCTGTTATTGCTGTCGGTGTTGCATCATATAAGTGTAATGTGAATGAACTCATACCTGCAGGAACACTTGACTTTTCTACTTCTATTTTTGCATCAGTTATATAAAAATGTTGTCCCGATTCTGGTAAAATATTTGTAAATTCTAAATTTGTAGCTGGATTTGTGCCTACAACATCACCTGCTGTATATGCTGTAGTATTCGCTGGTCTTGTTATAGCGACTGAACTACTGCCCGCTTGTGATTTAATATAATTTCCATCAATACGTCTTATACCAGACATTAAACCACCTTCTTTATTTATATTAAAAATTGAAATATTCAAACACGAAAATAAACTATTAATACAATCCGTCTTCTTTTCTTCCAATGAAAAGATTCATTAAATTGCTAGAAAAGTTCATAAATCTTTTTAATCTTACAATCGAATCGACTTAATGACGAAACTTGTTGATTATATTATTTACATAAGATTTAGAATAACTTAATTGTACCATAGTAGTTCATTTTTCGTCAATTATTTTTCAATTTTATAATTCATTTATGATATCCTGTGTAATTATATCTATATCTAAATAAGTATTATTAATATATTCATTTAAAAACATAGATTTTACTTTTTCTGATATAGTATTTGAAATAATATTAGATTTTGCCGTAAACTTAATATCTGATTCTTTAAATTTTAATTCATTTTTCAATAAATCATTTATAAATTTAGACAATTCACCTTTATACTGAATTTTTATACTCGACAAATTATTAATGTCCATTTCTTGTGCTTTCTCATTCAATTTAATCAATTGCTTTTTAATTAAATCTTTAAGACATGTTAACGCTTCCATAGAAATTTCAGAAAATTTAATATTACTTGAATTCTCTTTCATATTTTTATTTATCTTATCATTTTTTATTTTATCTTTATATTGATTTTGCTTGCTTGTATTATCAATAGGTGTTTTAGACTTATTAGTTTCTGGAATCTTATTATTACCCTGTTGAATACTTAATTTATTTTGTTTAAATTGCTCAATTGCTTCTTCCCTAGACTGTGCAGGGTTTTGTTCTGGTAAATCTAACATGTCTCTTATATAAACTTCTAAATCATCATCAGGTAATACAAGTTTACCATCAACTAAAGTTTTAAGAGCATTTATAAGTTTAGTACTATTCATAGATTTAAATGAAAGTATTGGATATAAATCGGATGCAAAATTATACCCTACTAATTCAGGTATAGCATGACAATTTATTATATTACATATATTTTTTGCTGCAGAATCCAACATCATCAAGAACATTTCTGATTGATCACTGGATAATGCAAAAGAACCACTAGTTGAATTTCCTGAACCTAAATTCATAAATTGTGCGACTATACTTTTAGCTATTGCCAAATCCTGATGGTCTATATATGGTTGTACATCTGCTAATGTCCTTTTTCCTTCGAACATTTCTAATACAAATCCATCAGGTAATCTAACTCCACCATATTCTGAACTTCTTAACGTTGTAACAATTTCATCAGCCAATTCCTTGTCTTCTTGTGTATAATTCTCAGGTAATGTAAGTATTGGTGTACCTACAAAATTTCTTTCAATTCCTATATTTACAATCTTATATAAATAATCTTTTATCTTCCAATGTTTATAAGCCGCCCTGAGAACTGATATACCTCTTACATTACCTTGCTGCATATCATGTGAGAAAAACAATAATTTTTGTATAGGTATGTTCACAGTTTCCCAATTATTATGAATCATGTATTGATCAATTGATTGCAAATCACCTGCATTATCATAATAAATATCATATATAGTTGATTGAGGTCTAACTGCAAACTTCTTCCACTTATATTGACCTTTTTTTATTTCAAATACTTTCTCAAAAATACTATGTCCAAATTGAAACATAGTTGTTACATTTCTAATAAAATCATCAAATCCAAGTTGCAAACCTATTCCATAGCCACCAAATAAACATTCTTCAACAAAAGATGCTATCTTTTTAGCTTTACTTGATCCATCTTTTGACCTGATAAACCATTGTGTAGAACGAATAGGTAATGAAAGCATTAATAATACTGCTTTAACTTGAGCATCTGACCTTCCCATTTTTTCATAAATAGAAATATCATTAGGATATTTTAAAGCTGCTAAATATTCATCAGTACTTAATTGTATTTGTTTATATATAGATGATGTTCTACCAGTACCACCTAATTCCGTTTTAGATGGTTTTCTAGTCACTGAAATAATTTTACCATTTACATCATAAATTTTAGCCATAATTCTCCCCCTTTCTATAGAATTAAAATTTTATTAAGTTTCTATTTTTTCTTTTTTGAATAAGCATCTGGTTTCCTTCTTTTTTCTTTAGTAACTTCTATTAATGTATTATCTTTATTTTTAATCTTAGCTTCCTCAGAAAATTGTATATCTTCTACTTTATCATCATGAGCTAATGATTCTCTAATTTTATTATTTAAATCTGATTTATAATTATCAACATTAACAGGTCCTTCAACATTTGAAACTTCCTCAGTTGTATATTTTACATCTGATTCTGATGTTGCTTCTAAAATTGGTTCTGATATAACCTTTTCTTTTAAAGATTCTAGTGTAATTGTAGAATTATCTACTGAATATGTAGGTTCTTTATAATAACTTGATATTTCATCTACTAATTCATTTTTAATATTCTTCATTACACTTATTACACTTTGATGCTGTTTCATATATTTTGTTGACATTATTATTTTTTCTATATCAAGGACCATTTTTCCAAATTCTAAAATTTTTTCAATTTCTCTAAATCTTTCATCATTCATTAATAAATCTCTCCTTTTACCAATTATAATTAAATTTCTTTTTTTGATATATTCTTATATCTGAAACAGTAGCTACACCTTTTATCATTGCAACTGCCACCGTACAAGCATCAAGAATATTAGGTGACCTTCCACCTGGCTCAAATTCTATAAATTCATCTATAAATTCATTATGAGTTTTTTGTATGAAAAATCTCTTTGTCTCACAGTATACACCAAATGACTCAATCTTAGTGGCTTTACTTTGTGTACCTGTATTTACTCCTATTACTGGCGGTAAAGATTTTAACAAGAAAGCCTGTTGTTTCAATGCTTTCTGAAATGCTGCTTGCTCTATACCAACTTTTTTGACAGTATTTATATTTGAATATTTCTTATAATATTTATCAATTAACTTTATTTGCTCTGGAAATGTATAATAATTTGTATCATAATCCCATAAGAACATATGCTTGGTAACTTTATCAAGTCCAATTACAGCAAGAGCAAATTTATCTAACCTTCTTTTTTCTGCTGTAGTCTTATCATCTGCAATTGCAGGATCAATCGCAATATAAATATCAACATCATCATCTTTTATATCAAAATTATATTTTTCACCTGCTCCATAAAATTGTAACCATTCAACCTTCAAAGATTTATTAGAACTAACATGCCTATCATTCTGCATTACTTTTGCAAAAGCCAAAGAGCCTATAGTTTCTTTTTTCTTTTTCAATCTTGATAAAGACCAATACTTAGACCATAATGGAACATTATTATTAGCAAGTGCTTTTAAACAGATATACTTATAATACTTATTACTAGATAATGTACATAACAAATCATTATTATGTTGGAGTGTACCTATTACAATCTTACGTCCATGTTCAACTACCCTTGAGTCAATTATCTCATTCCACCAACTAAGTGTCTTCTGTCTTTGTATCTCATTCGCCGTATTATCTAAATCACATACATCATCAGCTATTACCCATTCTAACCTAGTACCAAGTACAGCATTCCCCGTTCCTCTAGCAATTATTGAAGGGTCACGACCTTGCATTGTCTTATCCCTGACCACCATTATTTCTTTCTCTGTCCATTTTCTATCATAATCTGGCATTAATTCTGGAAAATCATTATGCAATCTATCATTTTCCTCTATATGCCATTTTATAGCTGATAAAAAACCACTGGCCTGTGTAGATGTATTGGAAAGAATAGCACCATGAGTATTTCTATCATTGATTAAGAACCATAAAGGCAATACTAAACTAAACCATGTACTTTTAGCATGTTCAACAGGGATATGAATTACTATAGATTCATGTCGTAATGCTTCAAACATCATATAATATTGATGCTTTGCTGTTTCTGTATTCCATCTTCTTATATATGGCTTTATATACTGTTCCCCAAAAATACAAGGGTTTAATTTAGCAAACTTACGTCTTTCCTGTAAAGTTGCTTTCCAAAAACAATCTCTTACTGCTATTGTTTCTTTTTCCCACCTATCAATATAATCAGTAGGAAATGGATATTCTGGAATTTTTATGTTTACAGGTTGTATCATTTATATTACCCCTTTAGTTGCCTTATTAATTCTTTCAGTTAATGATAATACATTTGATTTTAAAGTTTCTTCTGGTTCTTCATCCAATTTTGAGAAATCGACTTCCTCTGGCTTAATTGACTCTTCATCAATCGCTTTTGTTGATAAATTAGATGCCGCCATAGCAGTCGACATTTTGAATACCATGTTACTTGCTTCTGTAAGTGTCTTAATTTCTTTTGCTGTACCTTCTACAATTGAAGCATGTAATCTGGTTAATATAAGTGGCATTGTTTCTTTAAACATTACATTGACCAATGATATTCTTTCATTCTCCATATCTGAATACTCTTTTATAAGTTCTGCTTCTATCTCACTAATCATTTTGGCTTTTTCTTTAGCTGTTAAATCTTCTATGTTTTTATTTTCTACAATATACCTTGCTCTCTTAAAAATTGTCTTGATTGCTGTATCTTCCAACATGTATGGTAAATATTTTTTATGTGAATCTATTAAATCTTTTAAATGATTAGTAGATTTAAATATTTTTGGAAATTGTTCAGTTAGATATAATTGAATTTTTAAATGATCTGAATCTTCTAATATCATTATGTCTATTTTTTCTCGTATTTTCTTAGGTAATTTACAAATCCTACAACTCCTTGTGTGAAGGTAAGATTTGTAATATCCTGAATTTTTTATAAAATTTGTAAAATTATCATCAAATTTATCTGAGAATACGTTTGACATAAAATTACCTCCTTTTAGAGTTTTTATTGTGTTTATTTCATTATATCTCATATTAATACTCTATGTTACGTAAAATACAAAAAAAAGACTTGTATTTTATTAAAACACAAGTCTTTTTATAAAATATATGAAATTTTATGTATAATTTCTTATCTTTTCTGTAAATCTATAACATTTTTATTCAATTCAGGTTTTAAATATATTGATTTATTATTTATTTTTTTTTAATAATAGTATTTACATTATTAAATAATTAAAATAATATATAATATATATAAACTAATTATTTATTTATATCTACTTACAATTTTTAATTAATAATCATAAAAAAAAAAGAATAACTCAAGTCGAAGGGTTATTCTTTTAGTTTATTTTATTCTTGTTCTGACTTCTTTTCATTTTCAAATGTATTGCTATAATCATAAAAATTTGTAAATGTCTTTTCACTATCACCTTCTAATACTCTTAATTCATTCAATATTCTTTCATTTTCTAATAATTTCTTGATTTCTATTAACTTATATGATAGAAATCCTATGATACTTGTTTGACTTAATATAATACATATTAATAATATAATCAATAATTATACCCCCTTAATACTTATATTTCTTTTGTTGCTTAAATGACTATATATACTTAAATGACTATATATACTTGGATAACATTTGAATACTTAGAAAATTTTGGAAACTAATATTTTAAATTTTGGTGTACATAATTTTTGCAGGGACATCTATCTACGGTTTTGAAAAATTCCAGAATTTTTACGGATTCCAAAATTTTCCAAATATACAAATGTTACAATTGAAATACAATTTTATTTCAATTTATTTTTCGACTTATTTTTCAATTGAATTAAAAATCTTATCATATATATTACTACGGCCATAAATATCACGTATACTATAATATCCCTGAATCTATATACTTCTATGTATTCTTGTGTCTTGCTGACACGTACTATAGCATAAGTGTCATTACAAGGTATTATTATATGTATACCTTCTATTACTGTCTTATACATATATTGATCTTCAGTATTAGGTATATCCTTATTATCATTAATATCCCTATATACTGTAGTATCTACCAATACGCCTATATCAAATCGTAAGTCCGTATATATGGAACTTACTACTACTACCCCTAATACCAATACTACCATTACAATACTTGTTATTAATGTTTTTTTCATATTTTTTTATTCTCCTTTAAATTTTAATTTTTTACTACTCTATCATTATATTACACTAATTACACAATGTCAATACTTTTTTGAAAAAATGTAAAAATAAATTTCTTAGCTTCTTCGGCTTACCTGGGTTACCTGGGAAACAAAGGAAGCTAAGAAAGATTTTGGAATTTTTGATCGATCATCGATTATTTTTAAGCCAATGTAGCAAATAAAAAATGTGTTTTCATAAAATGTCATTAATACTGTATAAAGCAACGTTGCGATTGCAACAAAAATTTCCCAAGAATCTTAAAAATCTCTTGTAACCCTTGACAAATGTAGAATCGTAGTCCCATTAAAAAAATTGTATCGATACACTTTTATCAATAAAAATCTTAAATTTTTTTTTATTTTTTTTTATTTTTTTTATTCATTATAAATAAAAAAAAATAAAAAAAAATAAAACTGATAAACCTTGATACAAGCGACTTTGAACAGTTTTTTCTTAATTAATTACTTTTTTTTCCAAT